TCTTACTATGAGTTTCTAACCATCACAAAACCAACTAAAATTTAGAACAAAATAAAAAATAACAATTAAATAGATTAACTAATTTTTAAGGAGCATTGCCGAAATGTCAACGATTCTCGAAGCATATCTAAAGCACATTCAAAACGACTCCGATATGGAAAATTTCTTAGAAAAATTCAAACGAAAAATAATCATTCGTGATCCTGTTCAACAATATGTTGGAATGACAATATTCAATTCAAATGATGAAAATCTAAAAAACACAGCATTTGTTTTTGAGTTTGACACGTGAGCACCAGTAATTATTCATACCGTCGGTATGAAATTTCCAATTGATATTTATTTCTTTAATAAATTTGGAGCACTTGTTTCCAAAAAATTAAATTGTGAACCTGGTATTGACGAAATTGAGTCTGATGGTCGGGTTCAATATGCAGTTGAGGTAAAAAGTAAATAACATGAGTCTGGGCGGAATTTTCGTTGAAGAACTACAAAATTGGTCGAACTATTTTGTAGTTGATAGTGTAGTCAACCGCTATGAAATTCCTTTTCCAACGAAAACAAAAGAATCCAATCAAACTCACCATGATAAATCCTTCATTCGATTATTGTTTGATGATAATTGGAATGAAACATTTTATTATCGAGAATTTGAATTAAATCCTGATTATAGAGAGTGGCCGTCACAAATCCGAAATAGGTTGATGGTTTATCCTGGTTGTCAATATTTTCATTGTGTAAGTGACTCTACATCCACTCAAAATATATTTTTTCTAAATTATGACATCGATATTCCTTTGTTGGATACATTGATGTATTGGAGGAATGATTCAACTTCAGTCATTCTTGTTGACTCAACCGCAATCGTCAATCCTGAAATTGTGTATTTACTAAACGATACATATGAACTACATGTAAACTATGATAGTTTGACACCATTGTCGAAATTGATTTACTGTTTTCTTGATTTACAAATATACCAGAATTACACACATTTATTATTATCCGAACCAATTGCTACGAATATTTTAGAATATTTTTACGAATTGTACGTAAATGACAAGTTATTCAAATACCTTTCATCACTGGGGTGGGAACCATGAAAAATCAAAAATTGTGGATAGTTGGAAGATACGAAGGAACAAATAAGAACGATATTTCTTGTTGGACATTCGAGGGTATTTACTCAAAAGAAAGTGATGCTATTAGAAGAGCAACACTAACCAATCACTTCGTCGCTCCTGTTGTTGTTGACGAGAAAATACCTGAAGAAGATTTTGACTGGCCGGGTTTGTATTACCCAAATTACCATCACTTAAAGGATTAAAGTTATTATGTGGATTTTAAAATACTATTTTGACATTTGGAACCATTTACGTGGTAACGAAGTCAAAGATTTATATAGTCCATTAAAAACACTATCCGACTCAGAAAAAACAAAAGTTTTACAACTTTTTGAAAATACGATTGATCAACAAATTTACGATACGAGTGATTACAATCGACTCAAAAATTGTTTGATAGATTGGTATACATCACTTAAAACTGTCGTTAAAACACAGGAAAAAATCGTTGATCCTTTTTCTCTTCCCGACTCCGATTTAGACGAATTATTTCGATCATTTGGTTGGAATTATTCTAAAAAATTATCAGTTTTAAGTAATGAAATTAATCAGAACAAAGTTAATTTCTTTTTAGATCTGGTTAATTTATATAAAATCAAAGGAAGCCCAGAAGGATTAATGAAAGTTTTATCATATCATGGGATTCCTGATTGTGAAGTTTACGAATATTTTATTGAAAAAAATCCAGATCATGTGAACAAGTTGATTTTTAGCGGGACGAAGGCGGCTTTCACAGGTCGAGAAATCGTTCTTCCACGTCCTGTAAAATTATATGATATTGTTACCAACGATGATCCCCACTGGATGTATAACGAAGAGGAATTAATTTATCACATTAATCATACGACAAAAATTGGAACGATTTCGAAAAGTCCATATTTCAGTTTAAAAATATATTATGATTTAATCAATACTCAATCAACTATGGCAATCATTGCCAGAAAAATTAATGATGAGTATTATAATTGGAAAAATAATAACGTTACACCAGACCAAACAACATTTATTTCATACTTCGGAATTTATACATCATTCACCGAATTATATTTAACTTTACTTTATATATTCAACTATCGACATTCACCACGTACCCATATTCCAGAACGGTATAGTTTTTACACCGACACGAACCCCGAAGAATATAATTCTATTATTCAAACATATGACAAAAATCATCGACAAGGATTGTACGAATATACAGATCCAATTACTGGTGAAACAATAAATCGAAAATATGATCGAACATCCCGTAAAATAAAATTACAAGAATGGTACGACAAATTTAGTCAACCATTTAATCTAGACTTTATTAAAACACCTGAAGATGTCGAAAAAGTTTTGAAGGAAATGAATCCTTCTTTGAAATCGAAAGTTGATGAAATTATTGATATTTATCCGTTTGTAAATTTATATGGTCCATTTATGGAAGATTTACAAACTTGGATGATTTCATATATGGGACCGTTGGTTTCACGAAATCTGGCATATTTGATGTTAGGTGAAGAAGAATTTACCCGTAATCTTGGTCCTCTAATCAATTTTTTCAAACCGTATCATGCAAGACTCATATCTGTTGATATGGCATTGAAGATTGAAGATCGGTTGACAGATTCTACATTTACCGAGGATGGAAAATACGAAAAAGTTGTTGAAAATGTTTTTGATTGGGTGACGTGTGATGGCGCTCAATGTTGTCCTGATCAACAAGAACTTTGTGGTGATGCGGATAGCCATTATTCAAGATCTACGTATGATTGTGGTTCATTTTATGATGTAGGTGCAACTTGTGATGTAAAGGAAAATGCACATAAATTAACCATTACGGATTATCCAATTGATAAATTAACTTGTCGAAATACGATAGTCACTGATGAACCACACGAGCAAATCACATTTGTTGAAGATCCTATAACACATAAATTTCATACTGTCAGAACAGTAATAGAAGAACCTGAAAGACATTTATTACATGAATTTGTTGAAAATGAAAATTATATTTCTATGCCTGGTATATATTATGGTGAAACAGGATATATGATTACGTCAGGAGGATTTCCTGATTTCGATTGTGGTGGGTGTTTTGATTCACAGTATGCGAATGATATTTGTAAAATAATCGTTGTAAATCACTGATGATTTTTAGAACAAAATAAAAATATAATATGTAATACTATGTTTTTGTGGAGATACTTATGTCAAAATCAGAACAATACATAATTAAAACAAAAGAAATATACGGAAATGAATGTTTAAATGATTCTTTTAATCGAGAAAACGATCAAATTCGAAAAGGAACAAATTACGTTGAAATTATTGAAAGGGACATCCACGGAAATGAAAAGAATTTACATAAAGAAAATTTAGTTGTGTATACTGGCCGTGAAATGATTGCCCAACGAATTGTTAATGTCAACAATCCAAACTCTGTGGAAATGCCAAATGAATATATTAGTTGGCTTGGGGTTGGTGATGGTGGAACAAACCCAAGTGATCCATTCAATCCAGCACCACCAATAAGTACAGATGTTGATTTATATCATTCAGTTCCAATTTCTGCTACGGATACAACTTGTGCAGATTATCATGATGGATTTTTTTACAAAGCCCCCATCGACGAAATAACTTTCGAGCAGGATACATTAAATGATGATTCTTGGTTAATTGTTCGAACGGTTACAAATATTGGTTTAGAAAGATGTAATGGCCAACAAATTAACGAAGCAGGGTTGTTTACAGCTGTAACAAATGCTTCGGGTTATGAAGGACCATTTCATTTATTTGCAAGAATAACGTTTCCAACTTTAATAAAAACACAAACAAGAGAATTGATTTTTGTATGGTATTTATATACTTAATCTAAGTATAGTTTTGAGGAAAGGCCATAGAAAATTTTTACAAATATAAAATTTTAAAAAAATAATTTTTCAGGAGGAATAAAACTATGGCAGCAAATATTTCACCCGGAGTATATACTAAGATAATTGATCTTAGTACATACGTTCAAGCAGTACCATCAACCGTCGGTTTTATCTGTGCTTTGACAAAAAAAGGCAGAGATAATCAAGTATTTTTTATTGGTTCTAGATCTGAATTAATTAATGAATGGGGTGAACCAAATATTAATGATTTCGGAAAAACATATGGTCAAGGTCCATATTGTGCTTATAATTATCTTGGTGAATCAGGGTCTTTATATTTTATGAGATGTATGCCTGATGATGCGGCATTTTCCAATATTCGAATCAATGCACAAATGCTCCCCACTGATGCTACATGTGCTGTAACAGTTTCATATATTGGTAGTGTCAATAGTGAAGAAGAAATTGCCACCAACTTAGAACAGGACGGAAATTTAAGTCCGTTGGCTATTCTCTATCCAATCGGTCGTGGAGAATATTACAATAATATTTCCGTTCGTTTTATCGAGCAGGCAAATCCATTGCTTCAAGATGTATACGTCATGGATATTTATGAAAAACAGGATGATGGAGATGATGTTATCATTGAATCATTCCATATTTCATTCAACGCTGAAGCAAAAGATTCATCTGGTGATTCATTGTTTATTGTTGATGTTTTGAACACGTATTCTTCAATACTCCGTTGTAAAATGGAACTCGAAAGTGGTGAAATGGCACCTGGTTATCAATATATTGGTAAAATTTATGATCATGAGATGGGTGAAACCACCGCTGTAACTGTTGCTGGAAGTGCTACACTATCCGACATTAAGCAGGATTTTTCTGACTGGTCAAGTCATATTACCGGAATGGCTACATACTGTGTCATTGCTATCGATTCCCGTGGAAATAAATTATATGGCTGGCTTGGTGAATCAAATGGTGTTGATAATGAAGTCATCGATGTTTACAATAGTCGTGATTTAACCACAGCAAATCAGGCGTGGATTGGTGATACAACTATTTTCGATACCACAACACCAATCAAATATTACATCAAAAAGTCTCTGGCTTCAGTTACTTCAGCTTTTGTTTCCACAAGTGCACTACCTTTGAGAAAGGGTTCAGATGGCTCCTTGAAGTCTCCAACAGGTGATGTTGATTATTCTGTGGCAGAAAATCTGTTGGTTCAGGGATATGGTGGTATGATTGACGAAGATATTATGGATGTTGAAAAGATTTACTACACTATGGTATTTGATTGTGGTTATTCAACTTCTGTTAAAAATCAAATTTCAACATTAGTTCAGACTCGAAAAGATTGTGTTGCTATTATGGATAATGGTGATAATTCATCATTTACCAAAGCAATGAGTGCACGTAATAATCTACACACTTTTAACAATTATTTTTGTGCTATATATGAATGTTACAATAAATTATATGATACTTTTACTGGAAAAGATGTTTGGTTTTCGCCAGTGTATCATATGAGTTATTTGTTACCACGAAATGATAATGTAGCAGAAGTTTGGTATGCGGCCGCTGGATTCAATCGTGCCGTTATCGATACCATTAAGGAACTTCGATTCAATCCTCGTTTGGGTCAAAGAGATCAAATGTACCTGAAACAGTTAAATCCAATTGTTAAGTTTAACATTGGTTATACAGTTTGGGGGCAGTTGACATCACAAGCAAAACCAAGTGCTATGCAAGATCTTAATATTGTTCGATTGGTCTTGTATTGTAAGAAAGCACTTGAGGATTATGCTCGGTTCTTTATCTTTGAAATGAATGACGCCGAAACTTGGGATGCTGTTAAGAAAGACGTTGTTGGTTTCCTTGATGATATTCAAGCAAGACGTGGACTTTACAGTTTCTCCGTTGACGTGGGTGCAAGTGACTATGAAAGAAAA